GATCACGAGACATATCATTATTTCACAAACTAAATAAAGAACTTCTTAACGATATTATTCAAACAGAAGTTGGATATTATAAGTTTGCTCTTGAACGTACAACAGCTAATGTTTATGGGGAATCTATGGGTAAAATGTTTTATGAACCCGTAAGAATCGCGTGTTTAATCGATAGAAAAGATCAGGCTTGGTCGTCCAATGACTTCGGGTCTGACGTTGATCAAACCGTTGGTTATCAGTTTTTAAAAGAAGAATTAAGAAACTTAAATTTAATACCTGAAGTGGGAGATTTATTACTTTTTAGAAATAATTTTTATGAAGTAGATTCAAAAATAGAAAACCAATTAATTATGGGTAGAGACCCAGATTACGCTATATCAACGGGAACAGTAGATTTTGTAGACAGTTTTTCAATAATTGTAAATACCCATTTATCATTAGTAGAAAAATTAAATTTAATACCTTTAAGAGGAGGGAAATACCCAACAACAAATAAAGTAACAGACGGAACAGTTAACCCATTATAATGGCTGATTTTAATAGACCTATACCGCAAAGAAGAAATGATAAATTAAGAAATAATTTATTGGCTCCTAACGTTGAAAAACCAGCAGCAGTTGATCCTGCTAAACCTAGTTTTCCAGTAGAAGATGTGGTGCCTAATAATATCCAACCACAAAAAAGCACAACTACTAAAAAACCCTCTAATAGAGGAAATATAACAAGAAGGGATGATGATAATATAAAAGATGTTTCTATAGGTTTACAAGACCATGATGAAGCTATAAATTATTATTTTCACAATGTTATAAAACCCTCAGTAATTAATAATGGAGATAGAGTAAGTGTTCCTTTAGTTTATGGTAATCCTGAAAGATGGAAAGGAGTTCAACGAGATGGATACTTTAGAGACAAAGAAGGAAAAATTCAAGCACCTATCATAATGTTTAAAAGAGATAGTGTTGAAAAGAGAAGAGATTTAGGTAATAAAATGGATGCTAATAATCCCCATCTTTATCAAACATTCCAAGTAAAATATACAAAAAGAAACCAATATGATAATTTTTCACTATTACAGAATAGAGCTCCACAAAGAGAATTCCATAATGTAATCATTCCTGATTATGTTAGGTTAAAATATTCATTTATTATATGGACAGATTATGTAGCTCAAAATAATAAAATAGTAGAAGCTATAAATTATTCTTCTGATGCTTATTGGGGTGATCCTGAAAGATTTAAATTTATGGCAAGAATAGATACATTTGCTAATAATGTAGAAGTATCACAAGGAACTAACAGAATGGTTAAAACAACCTTTGGTTTAGATTTACAAGGATATATTATACCAGATGCTATGAGTACTAAATTAGCATCACAACCACAAAAACACTTTAGTAAATCAACAGTTAAATTTACTACTGAAACAGTAAGTACATTTGACAAACCAAGAACAAGAGAAGAAATAAGAGAATTAGTAGGAGCACAAAATATACAACAAGAAATAACAGGAGTTGGATATCAAACAATAGGACAAAATAATATAATAGCATAATGGCAAAACAAAATAAAAAAACATTAAAGGGATACTTTGAAACAGGTGATGTACCTAATCAAACACAATACCAACATTTAATAGACTCACAATTAAATTTAGCAGAAACAGGAACTCAAATACTTGTAGGTACTTTAAGTTCTTCTTTTTTAGAAGTAGAAAACCACATAACAGCCTCAGGCAACATAAGTGCAAGTGGAAATATAATTACAACAAACATAACATCCTCGGGCAATATAAGTGCAAGTGGTACTATTATAGCTAATAAAATAGAATCAGATCAATTATTTAGTCGTGTAGGAGATGCAAACACTGGAATACAACTTGCATCTGATACAGTAGTAATTGAAGGTAATGACGTAATAATAGCTAAATTTAATACGTCTAAAATTGCATTAAATTTACCTATAACAGCCTCAGGTAACATAAGTTCAAGTGGTACTGTGACGGCAGCGAATATGACAACTGTAGGAAGACTTTATTTTGAGGGATTTGGGGGTTCAAATATACATTTTACAAAAGCTGGTAACAATTTAGCGTTAGCTAATGGTGGTTTTACTACAAGTGAAATAACAGCCTCAGGTAATATAAGTTCAAGTGGAAATGTATTAGCCAATAATGCAACTATAGTTGAACAACTTGACATGACTAGTGCTACTAATGCAAAATTTAACATGTATCAAGAATCATCTTTAAACACAAGCTTTCAATCAAGGGGAAATATAAATTCTTTTATAGAAGCAGGAAACAGTACAGCCAATTTAGGTGTTGGAACATCTACACCAGCAGAAAAATTAACAGTACATGGTAATATAAGTGGAAGTGGTAATCTTCAAATAGATGGTGATCAAGTAGATTTTACAAATTTACCAACATCAGATCCTAACATAGCTGGTAGATTATTTAGAGACGGAACAGATCTTAAAATTTCAGTAGGATAATAGATGGGTACACCAATAAAATGGGAAGACGCAAATTTTAGTTTTTCTAACAATCTCTTTACATGGGAAGAAGTAGAATTAGTTAGAGAAGTTATAAGTGGAGCTATAGAAGACCAAGTCTGGAATCAATTTGATACAGATAAGAAAAAACGTCTTGTAAAACTCATTTGTAAAGTTCAAGGTAAAACTATTAAAGAAGAAAAACAAATCCAAAATTATAAAATAAAAGTATCAGACATTAAATTATTAGCTGAAAAAGTATTAGGCATTGAAGTACTAACAGAAAATGTCAAGTTTTAATAATTATTTTATATTTATAACAAAATAACCTCATGTATAAATTATTTACTGACAAGTCTGAACTCTTTGAGTGTGACATTAAATTAGAGGGTGCTAGTTTAAGTAAATCAAAAGCACGCTTAGTAGTTGAAACTTCTGACTACTCATTACTTTTTAATGGATCTATTAGTTCTGGTGGAAAGTGTAAAATCCCAATTAGAAAATTAAAAGGTTTAATAGATGAAAATACTTCAGGTAACATTCGTTTAGAAGTTATAGCTGAAGACACTTATTTTACACCTTGGGAAAGCGATTTTGAAGTAGATGCAAGTAAAAAAGTAACTGTTGAAGTTAAATCACAAACAACTAAAAAACCTATTATAGAAGCTAAAGTAGAGGTTAAAGTTAAAAATGAAAAACCAACCATTACTGAAAAAGACCATGTAATAAATCTATTTAAATTATTAATAAAAGAGGATATAAATGTAGATAATATTTCATATAAACGTAATGAACTAAATAATATAGTAGCAACGTATCTTAAAGAAAATAACGTGAAAAACACAGGTAAAGTGATAAACGGTGTACTAAAAGTTCTTGAAAAAAAGAAATAAAAATGGTTATAAATGGCGTTAAACGACTTAACAGGACAAAACATACAGGACACTTACCAAAAAGTCGTCCAAACAGACGGGACTAACCTAGCAGACGGAACCGGTAGTCTTCTTCCTATATCTTTTGGGGGCAATCAAACAATTACATCAGGTGGTTTAGAAGTTAGTGGTGTTTTTACAATACCAGGTTTTAATGATGTTTCTTCATCTTTAGCAGCAGCAGTAGCCGGGGGTGATAATTTAGGAAACCACAAAGCAACTCAGGCTATAAATTTAGATGGTAACTCTATATTTGGAATAACACATCTAACAGCTTCAGGTAATATAATAACAAACGGTAACATTAGTGCAAGTGGTAATATAACAGGACTTAATATAATTGGGAGTATAGATGGAGGAAATTTTTAGATACGTATAATATATGGCTAGTATAATTCAATTAAAAACAGGAACAGGATCAGCAGTCCCTACTTCTTTAGCACAAGGAGAGGTAGCTATTAATATAGACAATGGTCTATTTTATTTTGGTTCTGGTTCGGGTGAAGCTGTAAAAAGTTTAGACACTTTTACAAATATTACTGCATCTAACAATATAAGTGCAAGTAGACAAATAATAGGATCCACAGGATCTTTTGCCCAAACAGTTATAACATTAAAATCAGGTGCTGAAGATTCACCCTTTTTAATAACAATAGCAGACAGTAATGGGCAAGACAATAAATTAGAAATGACGAAAGACGGTATTTTAAAGTTTGGGGCATTAGATACATTACCTACAGCAATAACTGGTGGTTTAGTGTATTCTTCTTCAGCTTTTTATATGGGTTTTTAATTTGAATATATGTATAATAAATAATAATATAAAAAAAAGAATAAATGGCAACATGGCAAAAAGTTATAACCTCAGGTTCGGTAGCAGTACTAGCTGAGGTAACAGCATCAGTAGGATTTTCAGGTGATGGTTCAGGTTTATCGGGAATTTCAGCAGATTCCTTAGCAAACAACCTAACAGTTGATAACGCAACAATACAATTAAATTCAGGAACTACATTTAATGGATCCGCAGCAAGAACTATTAGTGTAAAAGATGGAGGAATAGACACAGACGCTTTAGGTGCAGACGCAGTAACAGGTGCTAAAATAGCGGATAATGCAATTAATTCAGAACATTATACTGACGGTTCTATTGACACAGCCCACATTGCGGATTTACAAGTAACTACAGGTAAAATAGCAGCAGACGCTATTACCGCTGCAAAATTAGCTGATGATGCTGTAGTAACTGCAAATATAACAAATTTAAATGTAACTACAGGTAAAATAGCTGCTGACGCTATTACAGGAGCTAAAATTGCAGATAATGCAATTAATTCAGAACACTATACAGATGCCTCTATTGACACAGCCCACATTGCGGATTCACAAGTAACTAACGCTAAATTAGCAAATGATGGAATTACTATTGCAGGCGTAGATACCGACTTAGGTGGTTCTATAACACAGGCAGTAATTTTAAATGGTTCAGGAGTATTTTCAGGTTCAGCACAGGTATCTTTAAGTAACCTAACAGTTGATAACGCAACGATACAATTAAATTCAGGTACAACATATAATGGTAGTGGGGCTAAAACAATTAGTATTAAAGACGGTGGTGTAGACACAGACGCTTTAGGCGCAGATGCAGTAACAGGTGCAAAAATAGCAGACAACGCTATAAATTCAGAACACTATACAGATGCCTCTATTGACACAGCCCACATTGCGGATTTACAAGTAACTACAGGTAAAATAGCAGCTGATGCAGTTACTGCCGCAAAATTAGCTGATAATGCTGTAGTTACCGCAAATATAACAGATTTAAATGTAACCACGGGTAAAATTGCAGCAGATGCAATTACAGGTGCTAAAATTGCAGATAATGCCATTGATTCAGAACATTATACAGATGGTTCTATTGATGCAGATCATATAGCTTCTAACGCAGTTACAACTGCTAAAATTAATGCTGATGCTGTAACAGGTGCAAAAATAGCAGATAATGCAATTAATTCTGAACATTATACAGACGGATCTATTGACACAGCTCACATTGCAAACGATGCAGTTACAGGTGACAAATTAGCAAACGATATTACAATAGCTAATGACTTAACAGTTACCGGAGATTTACTTGTATCAGGCGATACAATAACAGTTAATACTGCAAACTTAGCTGTAGAAGATCAATTTATATTACTTAATTCAGGATCAAATTCAAAAGATGTAGGTATTATATTTGGTGGTACAACTGGTACAGATAATACAGGTAAAGCACTTATTTGGGATTATAGTTACAATAGTAATGATGGTAGAGCAGCAATTTCTACAACCGCTGTAGCAGCTAATAATACTACTAATTTTGGTGCTAGTACAGCAGGATATTATGTAGCAGGTGTGTTTGAAGGATCTGCAACAAATGCTGCAACAGCGAAAGCTGACCACAATGGTAATATTAGAATTGAGTCAAACGAAATTTACATTTATGCATAGTGTGTAAATTAAAAAAAATAATAAAAAAGGTTATGTTTCATAGTAAAATAAATAAAGATAAGGAATTAATAGACATTCCAGAAGATCAAATATCGCTATCCCTGTCAAAAGACGAGATAGCGATTTTACTTCAATCAATAAAAAATTCAAACTTCAGTGGCTCTGTGCTAGAAGAGTTATACAATCTAGTGTATAAACTACAAACAAATTATAATAAATTAAAATAAATAAGTTATGTATACACCAGAAGAATGGACAGTTATAAGAACAGGTCTTGATTTAGTAACAATTACAGGAAAAAATGCTAAAGATTTAGCTGCACTACAAACTAAAGTTGAAAAAGATATTCAAAAATCAACAATTAAAAGACAAAAAGAATTCGAAAAAATTAAGAAATAATACTTCTTATATATTTATAATAAATTATTGGCCCTAACAGGAAGTGGACTCATTTTGAGTAGCCAACCATAATAAAATAAAGATATGCCAAATTGGAAAAAAGTTATAACCTCAGGTTCTGATGCCACGGTTAAAACACTATTAATATCAGACACAGCAGATGGGGACGCATTAATTGGAAATGATAATATACTCCATGAAGGTAGTAATACAACTGCTACTAACCTTACAGTAGGTACAGCTACAAACTCAACAAACGCAACAAACGCAACAAATGTAACTACTGCTGCAGATAGTACAAACGCAGAACGCTTCGTTACATTTGCGGCTTCATCAGCAGCCACACAGCAACTTAAAACAGATGCTGGAATAAAATATAATCCTAATTCAAATACCGTAACAGTTGGTCGTGTAGCAGGAACAGACATAGACGCGGGATCTGTTACTGTTTCTGATGCATTTGACTTAAGAGCAGGAAATGGTGGTATAGGAACAAGTGGTGGTCTTAGTGCTGTAGGAATTTCAAACAGTTCAACATACGGGGGAGGAGGAAGACTAACACTTACAGGTGGAGCAAGTTCATATATAGAAGCAACAGGTTATATATCTTCAAGTGTATCTGTAAATGCACCTACAGGATCGTTTGAGGTACTAACAGGAGACACTTCAGTAGGTACAAGTTTAGAAGTAGAAGGACCCATAACAGGTTCAGCATTCCAAGGAACAAAACATATTTTAAGATCTATGGCTTTTTATGTTAACGATAACCCAATGGTTCAAAATTCAGTTTACTTAGGTAATTCCTTAGGAAATAGCCCAAACAACTGGAATGATCCACAAGCAGTAGGAGGAGCTATAACATCAAATAATCTTACTATAGCTGAAGATGATATGAATTGGGGTTATATATTACCTTTTGACATATCTAAAATAGAAGTACAATGTTCTTTAAGACCAGCATTAGGGGCAGGAGATGATTTTACTGTAGTTATTTATACAGGAACAAGATCTAATAATAGTAATACAAATTTAACCTTAACCAAAGTAGCAAATAGTTCAGGAGTAGTATTTGGAACTTCACAAAGATACGTTACAAATGATATCACTTACACAGCAGATCTAGATAAAGGAACACTGATATATGTAGGTGTAGGATCTGAAGACGCTACAGATGCTAAAAATGCAAGAGGTTTAATGAATATAACTATAACAGCAAAATAAAATGGCAGATATAAAAACAATAACAGAAACAATATCTTCAGGATCTTACACATTAGAAGAAAAATTTCTTAAAAATGATGAGATAGAAGAGGTATTGACTATTAAACTTTTAAAAGAAAAAATAGATGAACTTGTTGTTGAAGTAAATAAACTTAAAAACCAATAATATATAAATAATATAATGGGTTATATAAGTAAAAACTTAAAGTTCTCAAAAAATACAATATATTATACAGACACATCTTTTGGTGGAAACTTTGAAGTTATGATGGATTGGGAAGATCCTTTAATGTCAGCTTCAGCAGCTTACGTATGTGAAAATGGAGGAGACATTTTAGAAATAGGATTTGGAATGGGAATATCAGCAGGTTATATGCATTCACATTCAATTTCAACACACACTATAATAGAAAATCATCCTGACATTATATCCAAGGCTCAGGCATGGGCTTCTAATAAATCTAATGTAACTATTGTAACAGGTAGTTGGTATGATATTAAAGATTCTTTGTCAACATATGACGGTATATTTTATGATACTTTTGGTGATGAAAACATGAAAAATTTTAGTTCATCTTTAAGTAGTTTAACAAAATCAAACACTAAAGTAACTTGGTGGAATAATAATACTGATGAAACTAATTTTTACAATATACCTAATGTAACTTATCAAGCTATAAATATTGACCCACCAACAAATAGCTATTTTAATAGTACAACTTATTATTTACCTAAAAAACAATTTTAAATGGCAACTCAAAATTTAAATGTAGGATATTTTATACAAGGGGATGTAGGTTCTAGTGCTCAAAATGCCCATGCACAAGCATCAGGAACAGTAGTAAGTACAGGAGGAGCTCAACCAAACGCAATACAATACTTTCAATCTTCAGGTAGAGGTGGGGGAACTTTTAGATACACAAGAACTTTTCTTAATTTTGACACATCAGGAATTACAGCAACAACAGGAGCAGTAACTTTATCTATTCCTGGGGACACAAATGCAGACGCTAAAGTTTATGCTGTAAAAAGTACACACCAAACCCCTATTTTATCTAGTGGTGATGATTTTAATAACGCTGATGTAAATACATTATACAGTAGTCTTACAACGTGGACTACAAATGTAAATACTATAACTTTAAATGCTACAGCTATAGCCCAAATTGAAAATGAAGATGATTTTGATGTAGCTTTATTATTAGAAGATGATGTTAATAACACAGAAGAACCATTAGAAGAAGATGGCGATTTAGCTTGTGGAGTAAATTTTGGTGGTACAATTACAATAAATTATACAGCCGCCGCAGTAACCCCACCTTATGTGTTTTTCAATTCAGGAAAATATAAAATAGTAAGTGGTAAAGTAAAGTTATAGTTTTTTACACCTAACCTTTAGTTTTTATATTTATTACAAAATATGAATTAATGAAAGATCTCTAAAAAGATCCTGGATAACTTGTAAAAAATATACTTTAATTAAATTCCGCAAGGGACACACTATAGGTTAATCCTCCTTATTATATGAAAACAAACAAATTACAACATAATGGCTAAATTAGGGGGAAAGTTACTAATAAAATATAGAGATCCTGTAGCGGCTTCTTTTTCCTCAAAAGACATAGTACTTAATGTTCAAACAGGTACTTTATTTTACAAAAGAAACAGAAAGTTATTTGCATTAAGAGGTACTCCTGACAATTTTGACTTAGTAGTATTCCCTGGTCAATCTACAAACCAACAAATATTAATAAATGATTCTTCCCAAGAGGACGGCAGTCCTATCATGGAGGGTACAGATCAGTTTAGATTCAAATTAGCTTCCGCTACTTGTGGGTGTGCTAATTATTTTCATATAGGAGCAGAAACATTAACTCATTTTTCAGGATCTGTAAGGATTGGAGAACATCTTCCAGGTACTTGTAATATTTTAGATGACGAAGTAAACCCAGCTTTAAAAGTATATGGTAATGTATCTGTAGTAGCAAGCCCCTCAGGAAGTATGAATGGTCATATTACTGCTAGTGGTAATATATGGTCTCAAGATAATGTAATAGCAAGTAATGACTTATATGGAACTAATGCATACATTCATGATTCTTTACTTCACAGAGGAAACACAGACACAAAATTAACTTTTGGAATTGATACCATAAATTTATATTCAGATGGAAGTAATATAGCAACAGTAAGCTCAGCTTCTTTTACAATAAATGGTTCAAATGATCTCTTTATACCTGGAACTGACTCTGCCCCCTCTTCAGGTACTAGTGTATTAGTTTTAGATAACACTACAGGACAAGTATATAAAACCGGAAGTTATGGGTTAACAGTTGGTACTTTTAAAGGTACAGGTGTAAGAACAGGAAATGGTCTTATAGATGGTAATTTAACAGTTACAGGTAATATAAGTGCAAGTGGAAAATTATATGGAGGATTAATTTCATCCTCTCAACCAAATGTTGTATTTTATAACAACACAACAGGAGAATTAACATACGCAACATCAGAAAGTTTAACTACAGGAGGAACTGAAAGTTTATGGTATGATGGTCAACCTAATTACATATCTTCTTCAGATAATGTATTAATAGATAAAAATTTAGGTATAGGTCCTTGGGATGGAGCTTATAATAACTTAGAACACAATTTACATATATCTGGTAACGATTCTTCAACCGATATAGGTTTTAAAGGGACTTCTGGAACAGATACGTCTATAGGAATATCACAATCAAACTTAGTTACTTTTAACATTCTTGACCATTCAGACTCAAGTGATACCTACCCTCTTAAAATAATTATTGGTAGTGATGTAAACCCAAATCAACCTAAAGCCCCTAATGCTATTCTTATACAATCTCAATCAAGTATATTACCTACTTATGGAGGATCTGTAGGTTATGATATACCTAATGTAGCTATTGGGTTAGTAGGAACAGGCTCTTTAGGAAAATTTCATGTAATAACAGATGCCCATGATGGAGATGGGGCTATTTTAAATGATAGTGGGCTATTATATAATGGTATAATAGTAGGACCTGAATATAACCCTACTGCGGATGCAGATATGAAAACAGGATCGGGTGTTTTTATAAACATGCAAACAGCAAGAGAACCTAGAATATTAGGTAAAACAGAACCTGGTTCTGGTTGGGGTAATAATACAACTTTATTAATTCATGGAGAACAAGACAGATCCAACACATATCCAGGTAGCTTTGCGGGGGGAGCTGCAGCAAGAGCTCCATTTATAGAATTTAGAGCAACAGACAATACAAAACAAGCATACAGTGCTTCTATCAGTAATACTTTAGGGAATAGATTAGCCGCAGGAGGTAGAGAAGACACAGGATCTATAGATGAAATGTTTGGTAATGGACAACAATGGATAAATGGATTAGACCCATCAGCACAAAATTCATCACTTCTTTATCAATTTTATAATGATAAAATGCCTTTACTTAGTATTGAAGCACAAGGTAGAGTAGGAATAGGAAATTTTGGACTTAACATAAATCCAAAAGCTTTATTACATTTAAAAGCAAAATCAAGTAGTAACGCAGACATACTTTTACAAACAGGTAATGAGACAGGTTCAGGACTTCCAGGAATAAAATTAGGAGTAGGTTATAATATATCAAATCCTGGTAGTGGATATGGACTTTTTTCAAGTGTAAATCCTTTTGGTATATTAAGATTATTTACTAGAAAAAATTTCCATAATTCTGCTTCTAATAAACTTTATTTTAACCAAGCTCCAGATGCTGTTTATTTGGAAGCTCAAGGAGTAGAAGAAGGACTACAAAATCAACCATATCCTTTTAATATTAAAGGAGCGGCTAAAAATGAATCAGAAGGTAATAATATACAATTAGTAATAGGAGGTGATGGTAGACCTTTTTCTACATCTTCAATATCTACAAGCACACTTACAGGAAATAATGGTACCGCTGCCTTAACTATAGAGGGTGTGTCAGACTTTAGACGTCAGGGTGAAATAGGAATAGGAATAATAACTCCTAGTTCTTCTTTACATGTTACTCGATCTGTTCAAGCAAATAATTTTAGAACTACTAACCCTGTTGACATTTTAATTGATGATTCTAACCATTCTATAGAAATGGTTAGCGCCTCTAACCAAGTTGTAGGTACAAACACAACATTTACAGCAGACTTTAAAGTAGGAGATGCTATAAAAATAGAAGGTAGAGACACTATAATGTCATTAACAGGAGGATATACAGCTTCAAATGGTTCTCAAACGGCTTCAATTTCTTCTTCTGCAGGCACCCCCGGTAATGAACTTATAGTAGGAGATACTATACAAATATCTAGTTCTTTTCATACAATAGAAGGATTTCAAAGCGTAGGGGGAAATGAATTAATATTATTTACACCAGCTTACAATTTAGCTACAACCCAATCTCTTAACTTAATACACAGAACAAATCCTAATTTTTACCAAATAGCTACTGTAACAGGTATTCATAGTAATACTTCTATGTCTATTGAAGATAATTGGGAAGGTAATTCATATGGTGAATCTAAGGGGTATAAAGAAAACATATTATTTCAAGTAAAAACAGCCGATTATAATCCTAGATTTACAGTTAATGCACATGGTGATATAACAGCAAGTGGAACAGCATCTTTTGGGTTTTTAGATATAGATAGTAGTAACTTACCAACTTTTAAATCAACAGGACAAAGAAATGGAGACTCAGCAATAACTGGCTCCTTAACAGTTACAGGCACTATAAAAGCTCAAGAATTCCATACAGAATTTATAACATCATCTGTCATCTTTGAAAGTGGATCTACTCAATTTGGAGACACAGCAGACGATACACATACATTTGTAGGTAACATAACAGCCTCAGGTAATATAGCTGTAGGTACGGGTCCAGGATCAGTAGCAATAAGTGCAAGTGGTTATGTGTTTGCAGGATTAAAACAATCATCTAATACTAGTTTAGTATTTTATAATACTAGTAGTGGGGAATTAACCCACGCTACTACATCAAGTCTTTTAGGTGGTTTACTTTCTTCTTCTACTCAAATTGCAACAGAAATTTCAGGCGCAATTAATTCCGCTACAAGTTCAATCTTAACTAATTATGGTTTATTAAGCAGCTCAGCTCAAATTTCTACAAATATTTCAGGAGCTATAAACTCCGCTACTAGCTCTATTTTAACTAACTATGGCTTACTAAGTGGTTCGGCTCAAATTGCAACAAATATATCGGGTGCAATTAATTCCGCTACAAGTTCATTAAGTGCTTCTTTAGCAATTGACATAGCTAGTAATTCTACTAATACATTTAAATCAACAGGTCAAAGAAGCGGAAACTCAGGAATAACAGGCTCTTTACATTTAACGGGTTCAACTTCAGACTTAAGAGTAGATGGAACAGTAGGTATTGGAACAGCAGCTCCTACTGCTAATAATGTAATGCTTCATATTAAGTCTAACCACACAGGACTTCCAACAGCAATAATTGAAGGAGATAATGGAAATAGTAATGCTAATTTAGAATTTAAAAATACAGACATATCATGGGTAACAGGTTTAACAGGTGGTGGTTATAGTGATTCTTTTTTAATAAGAAGCTCTTCAACTAATGCTTTATACCCATTTGCAATAGATCCTTCAGCAGGTGGAATAGCAACAGCTCCTTTATTGTTTATGAGGGATGATAAAATTTCTATTTTAAGAGGTATTACTCCATCTGCAAATCTACATGTTTCAGGTAATATAGTAGCTGACGGACCAAATGGAAGTATAAGTGCAAGTGGTTTATTATTTGCATCTTCATCAGAAGGAAATTTTTCAGACATTGTAGTTCAAGATTTAACTACAGGTAGATTTTACACAACTTCTTCAGCTGCATTATCAACAACCTTACCATCAGGTATACTTTCTTCTTCGGAACAAATTGCAACTGACATTTCAGGTGCTATAGACGCTGCAACAGGATCGCTTTTAAGTTCATACACATTCTTAAGTAGTTCAACTCAAATCGCAGCAGACATTTCAGGATCTTGGCAAGGCCAAAACTTTATATCTTCATCAGGAGAAATTGCAGCAGACATCTCAGGATCTTGGCAAGGACAAAATTTCATTTCAGCATCTCAAACATTTTTATCAACAGGACAAAGAAGTGGAGATTCAGCTATAACAGGTTCGTTAACAGTAACTGGTACTATTACAGCCCAAGAATTCCACACAGAATTTGTTTCAGCTTCTATAATTTACGAAAGTGGATCTACTCAATTTGGGGATACGGCTGATGATATCCACACATTTACGGGGGATATAAGTGCAAGTGGAAATATTAGTGCAAGCACAGCTGTATTTGTTAATTTACCCGCAGCCTCTCAACTTAATACTGTTTATTATGACAGATTTACGGGAGAATTAACTTATGCCCAAGCTCCTTCAGCTCTTAATATTTCAGGTGCTATAGACGCTGCAACAGGTTCACTTTTAAACTCATACACATTCTTAAGTAGTTCAACTCAAATAGCAGCAGACATTTCGGGATCTTGGCAAGGACAAAATTTTATTTCAGCTTCACAAACATTTTTATCAACGGGACAAAGAAATGGCGATTCAGCAATAACAGGCTCTTTTGAAGTAACAAGTGATATAACAAGTAGTAAATTATTAATTCAAAAATCAACTGGACAAGGTACCCCAACACCTGGAAGTTCAGATGTAGCTATATTTCAAAACAATGACAATAGTGAATTTGCATCAATTGCAATTATAGCAGCTGATGACAGAGCATCACAATTACATTTTGGAAGACATGATGATATAGACATAGGTAGTATAAAATATTTTCATGATGAGCATAGTGCAGCTGATCAATTTAAATTTAAAGTTAACGGTTCTAATGTAGTAACTTTTAATAATATTTCAGGTAGAGGTAGAATTGGGGTAGGAAGTGATTTTACACCTACAGATTACTTCCACGCACAAGGTACATTGTCAGGAGGAGGTCTTACTATTAGTAGTTCAAATGGTGGTACTATACTTCTCAAATCAGCTAACACAAGAGCAACTTTAGAAAGAATAGCAAATGATGAAAATCTTAGATTAGAATTTAAAACAGCAGGAACCACTAATTGGACCTTAGGTAATATAGCAGAATCAAACGATAATTTTTACATTTATAATGGTGATGGTACTGGAGATAAACACATATCACTTACCCCCACTTCAACAAATTTCCTTACAAGTATATCAGCTTCAGGAAATATAACAGCTTCAGGTAATATAAGTGCAAGTGGTTTATTATATACATCATCTTCATTAGGACTTCAAAATATAGCAACCTACAACTCGGAATCAGGACAATACTTCTACACTTCAAGTGCTGGTTTATCTGCACAATTAGACACTTTTAAACAAACAGGGGTAAGAACAGGGGATTCAATATTATCAGGTTCATTAATAATTAGATCTACAGGAGCAACTAACCCTGGAGATGCAAATTTAACTATAGTAGGAGGAGGAGCTTCTGCAGATGATGCTACCTTATCATTAAGACAAAATCTTGATACAGCAGGTTACGCTGTAAAGTATGATGGTGGTGTAGATCATTTTCAAATCTTAGGAAATAATGAACAAGACATACATCTATCCATACAACACGGTGATGGAAGAGTAAGAATACCAGGAATTATCAGTTCAAGTGGTAAAGTATATCATGGCGGTTTAACATATGGTACAGCTGGTAGTCTTGTAACTATGGATCCCACAACAGGTGAATTTAAAAGACAAGCAACTGCAGGAGTATTAGCTAATGCTATTCCTGGTTTGCTTTCTTCATCCCAACAAATCGCAACTGACATCTCAGGCGCTATAGACGCTGCAACAGGTTCACTTTTAAACTCATACACATTCTTAAGTAGTTCAACTCAAATAGCAGCTGACATTTCAGGCTCTTGGCAAGGACAGAATTTTATATCTGCTTCACAAACATTCTTATCAACAGGACAAAGAAATGGCGATTCAGCAATAACAGGCTCTTTAATATTAACAAATCTAACAGCTTCAGGTCATATAAGTTCAAGTGGCAATATAATAGGCCTCCAGATATTTTCAGATGGGAGAGTTTTCTCAAATGATCGTGTAGGAGTATATAATACAGATACTATTAATTTTGTAGCTAATGGAACTCACCCAACAGAAATAGATGGAACAAATATAAAATTAGATGCACCAGTAACAGCCTCAGGTAATATAAGTGCAAGTGGTAATATAGTTGCACAAGATTTTGCAACACCTGGTAAGATTTATCTTAATTCAAATATTGTAAATACAGGTACTGATTATATAGAATATGCGGATGGTGGATTCTTCTATAAAGGTAGTGGTAAATTTCATGAAAATATAACAGCATCAGGAACAATAAGCGCAAGTGGGGGATACATAATAGGGAATAATATATCAGCATCAGCCACTCTTTCAGGCCTAACTATAACGGGTAAAAGAGCAACGTTAACTAATTATATATCTGCAAGTCAACTTATATCTAGTGGTCATATAACAGCCTCAGGTAATATAAGTGCAAGTGGATTATTATTTGCATCTTCATCACAAGGTAATTATTCAGACATAGTAGTTCAAGATTTAACCACAGGTAGATTTTACACAACAGCTTCTTCAGCTATAGCTACAACAGATACTTTTAAATTAACAGGACAAAGAAATGGCGATTCAGCTATAACTGGTTCATTAACAGTAACAGGAACTATTACTGCCCAAGAATTTCACACTGAATTTATTTCTTCTTCAATAATTTTTGAAAGTGGATCTACTCAGTTTGGTAATTCAGCAGACGATATACATATTTTTTCAGGTAGTATAAATGTAAAAGACGAAGGCCACATAACAGCTTCAGGTAATATAAGTGCAAGTGGGGGAACAATCACAGCAAATAATATAAATTTAGATGGTGAAGCCATTATAGCAGGTAATACAGCTGTAAGTGGTAAATTATTTGCAGGATTAACTGCGGGTACAGAAAATAATTTAGTATACTATGATACAGTAAGTGGTGAATTAAAAGAGGATACAATTGCTAGTCTTACTAACACAGCAGTGTTTGCTCAAGCAGTTTCAGGAGCTTTTGCAGGAACAAGTTCTTCACTATCAGCTAGTATAGCAACTAATACTACTAATATAGCTACTAATGTAACAAATATACAAGATGTATCATCGGGTGTAAGTAACAATACTGCTCTTATAAATGATAATACTACTCTTATAAATGCTTTACCAACAGCAGCTAGCGTTTCAGGTTCATTTTTACTAAATACAACAGACACATTAACTGGGAATTTAACAGTAACAGATGGTATTACTTCTTCAAAAATAGTATCTACTACTAATTTAATTCTTAACTCAGATGTAGATAATAACTCTGCTGGTGCATTAGACAATATAATATTTCAAACCCACGGTTCTGAAAGAATGCGTATTTCAGGATCTGGTAGAGTTGGTATAGGAACAGCATTACCTGATAAAAAATTAGTAATAGCAAAAGGAGTAACAGGAGACGCAGCGATAAGTGCAAGTGGTGAATTATACATTTCAGCTTCAGTAGGTAGCTATTCAGACATATTAGTATATTCAGGTATAAACAATGGGGGACGAATATATCAAACACCAATTACTAGTTTAGACACTTTTAAAAATACAGGACAAAGAAATGGCGACTCAGCAATAACAGGAGCTTTAGAGGTTACGGGTAATATATCAGCTTCAGACGGTATTTATTTACCTCAAATGACACCAATTATATTTGATAGTCCTGATACTTTTATAAGAGCAAATTCAGGTGGAAATGAATCATTACAAATTTTTGCTGATGTAGATATTCAATTAAAACCAGACAATGACTTAGAATTATACGAAAATAATGATCTTTGGACAATTTTTAAAGGAGCTGAACGTGAATTAGTAGTAGAGGGAAGTATACATGCAGATGGTTCAGGAGGACATATAACAGCCTCAGGTAATATAAGTGCAAGTGGGACTATACATGCAGCTGGTGGTACAATGTCTGATAATATTACATTCGACAGTACTAAAGGTATTAATTTTGTAGATTCAGGTACCCAAATTATAGGAAATGCAACTAACATGACTATAGAGGGTGATGATTCTGTAAATATATTAGGAGACACAAGTGTAGTTGTAACTTCACCTTTATTTTACGCAACAGGTAATATAAGTGCAAGTGGTCATATATCTGCAAGCCATGCTATATTTCCTAATTTACCCTCAAACGTAACATCAAACGTATTATATTTTAATAATGGTACTGGAGAATTATCGTATGGACAAGCTGCAAATCAATTTAATGCAGCTGGAATTTCAGGATCATGGCAAGGGCAAAACTTTTTACAAAATGTAGTAGAAGATACAACACCACAGCTTGGGGGCAATTTAGATGCTCAAGATAATGATATTGAGGATGCTGGAACTATTACATTAACAGGAGCTAATACCCCCGCTAACATACCTGACCCAGGTACCGATGATAAAATTATACTTAGTGTTGTTGATAATAGTAGTAGCGATAATACTTTAGGAATTTCTACTAACACAGGAGCAGTATCAATAGGAGCTCAAAATAATAGTTATATTCATTTCAAAACAAGGGATGTAGATCAGGGTTATTATTTTGAAACTGTAGCTTCAGCTAATGCGGCTGATGTTAAGTTAGCTCTTGAAGGTGTAAGATTAACAGGTGGTGCCACTAACTCATCTTTACATACAGGAGATGTTGTATTTTGTTCACAGGCAGCAAAAGATGTAGTTTTAAGAAGAAAACATGATGGGGATAACGAACTCAAAATAGGTGATGATACACTTACAGTAACATTAGATGGTACTAGTAGATTTGCAATAGATGGTGCTGGAGCTATTACTATAACAGGCCCCTCTAATGCAACAAGTGATACTGATAAATTTTTAGTAAGTGATAGTGGTGTAATTAAATATAGAACAGGTGCAGAAGTATTAAGTGATATAGGTGCTTTATCTACTCTTTCTACAAGTTATATAGCTGATGTAACTGGTGGTGAAGGTATAACTATAAATGATACAAGTTTACTAAGTGGTGGTACAAATGCAGAAGTAAATTTTGACCCGGGTGGTAGTGCTGGAGAGTTGATAACATCAGGAGATACTAGTGGTGGTAGTGATTTATATGAATCACATTCTACTTTAATATATGATGGTACAGACTTACAAGTACATGGTGGTGATATTATTGCCTTTTATTCCTCAGACAAACGTTTAAAAGACAATGTTACACCAATTTCTAATCCTATTAAAAAGATTTTACAAATTGGTGGTTACACTTTCGATTGGAATGAAAAACAAGATACGTATAAGGGACATGATATTGGAGTTATAGCTCAGGAAGTAGAAAAAGTTTTACCTGAAGTAGTTGAAACTAGAGAAAATGGTTATAAAGCAGTAAAATATCAAAAAATGGTTCCATTATTAATTGAAGCTATAAAAGATCAACAAAAACAAATTGATGAACTTAAAAAACTAATAGAAAATGCCAGCAAATAATAGAAGTATAAGAGACACATTAGACGCTTATAGTACAGTAGATGCATCAACTAATACTGGTATAGCTACTAGAATGGTAGATGCAATAACTAATTATTATCAAAATGTTTTTCTCAGTGGAAATTTTTATGGTCTTTTCTATTATATTGGGGTTCATAAAATGGATGACAATAATACAAATCTCCATTATACACTTTTGGGTAATGATTATCGAAATTATTTTAATTTAGTATCAGGACACGGTATAGACATTAGTAACCCCGCAAGCACAAATAATAATTATGGGCGTTTAGACGGATATGGTGCTTATAATAATTTAAATCAAGGACTAAAAC